ACTACGAGCTTACAAGTGGCAGAAAGCTTCGAGAAAAAACATCAACATGTTTTAAGAGATATTGATGCACTAAAAAAAGATGTGTCCAATTTTGGACAGATGTTTGTAGAAGGTAATGAACCAGATTCATATGGCAGAAATCGACGAGTTTTCTTCATTAGTAGAGATGGATTTTTCTTGCTGGCTATGGGGTTTACAGGAAAGAAAGCTATCTACTTCAAACAAAAATACATTGAAGCATTCAACGAAATGGAAGATGTTATTCGCAAGAATACTGTTCCTCAAACAATTGAAGATATGATGATCTATCAATTAGAAGAAATGAAAGATGTTAAAAAAGATGTTTCCATGCTTAAAGATACTATGCGAATTAGCGGACAACAAGAGTTTGAAATTAAGCAAAAAGGAAATATGAAAGTTATGGGAGTTCTAGGGGGAAAAGAAAGCCGAGCTTATGAAGAAATCAGCAAAAAAGTATTCTCAAAATTTTGGTCTGAATTTAAACGTACCTTTTCAATCCCAAGATATGGCGAGTTACCTCGTAAGAGATTCGATGATGCTGTTTCATTTATTGAAATGTGGTTGCCAGAAACTGCGATCCGTATGGAAATTGATCAACTGAACAGACAACAGAGACTTTTTGGTGATGACAATGAATAGAGCTGAAGCGCTAAGAATAGGGACGGCAATTGCTAATTGCTGGTGGAAATACTATAAACCAATCATCCTAAGCCAACAACATATTGACAAGCAAAAAGCATGGCAACAAATAAAAAAGTGACTCCGCCGGCAAGCAAAGAGTCACAAAGAAAACACATCATAAGGAGATTTTAGCATATGGAAAAAGAACTTTCCACTCTAGATCAATATTTGATTGATCCTGATTGGGGCAAGCCGAAAATTGAGGAAACAAGTGGTCGAAAAATCAGACGAAATCTTTTGACGAATGAAGAACTAGCTTGGGATCAAGATGATTTAGGCAACCATGTAACTATTTGGGATCATGTTTATCTTATCCATCTATCGAAGCATTCGAATAAACCTGAATATATTTACGTCATCGAAGATGGCTTGATTGATGCGCTAGAAGAGTACGACAGAGATAACTTGATTGATATCTCTTATTACGGACCAGGTAAGAAATACATTGCTGAAATGGAGGCAGAATTTGATGAGTGAAATCAAAGGGACAACGAACTTTGAAAAACTTTTTAGTCGTAAGTTAAATAAAATTCTCAAGAAAAAAGGAAATTTTGATTATTTATCTTGGGCTCACGCGTGGGAGATTATGAAAAAGAATGATCCACAGGCAACGGTAACTATTAATGAGTACAAACACTACAGGGTTGTTTCTGGAACTCATCAAGACTTTCTTGTTGAGGAATATAAACCTTTTCTTATGGATGAAACTGGGACTTATGTATCTGTCTCAGTAACGGTTAAAGGACACACGGAAACCGAATTATTTCCTGTTTTAGATTATCGAAACCAACCAGTTGTTAAACCAAATGCAATGCAAATCAATAACTCATTGAAGCGATGCTTTGTGAAAGCATTGGCTCTACACGGACTGGGATTATATGTATTTCAAGGGGAAGATATTCCAACACCACCTAGAATCGATACAAAGAAATTAAACATGCTAGAGACGATTCTAGAAGCTTTCAATGAGCAGATGGGTAAAGATATGACCAAAACCTTAATCGAATATGTTAATGAGCAGACAGATAAATTAGGGCTCTTAGCTGATAACGTTGAAACTATTGAACAGTTAAGCTATGAGCAATGTGCCTTGATGGAGCGAGCAATAGCAGCTAAGAGAAAAGAATTAGATAAGAAGTGATATGAGTGTTTAAACCATTAATCGATTCATATTCAGCGGTTCTGAAAAAGTTCAAAGGAAAAGACATAAGCGCAACCATCAATGAGGAAGTGAACATTGATCGACTAAAGACGATGTATGACGGCTACGATGGTGATCGAGTCATTGAAATTCGTTTTATTGATCCTAGACGTTTCACCGTACAGCAACGAAACTTCATCTATGCGCTGATAGGCGATATTTTTATCGATACAGGCATGCCAACGGACTTCTGGAAGGAATTCTTCTACTTTCGTTTTGAAGGTGTCACAGGGCGCAAAATAAGCCTGAAAGACGAATCGAATACAACTGTGAGTGATGCCAATGTCTTAGCAAATATCATCTTAGATTTCATCTTTGAACATCATATTCCTTTCAAAGAAGGCTATGAGATTTTACCTGCGAATCAAGAATATTACTTCTACAAATGCATCACAAAAAGAGTCTGCTGCATCTGTGGCAAAACAGGAGCTGACATCGATCACTTTGACAAAGCGCTAGGAAGACGAAAGCGCAAAGAAGTTGATCATGCAGAGTACACATTTGCAGCACTCTGCAGAATCCATCACACAGAGAAGCACAAAATAGGTGTGATTAATTTCAAAAATAAATATCAAATCAAAGGGATCAAATTAAACCAGAAAACAATCAAAAAGTTAAATATTGGAGGGTAAAAATGACAGAACATCGAAGTTATTATGCGATTATACCAGCCAACGTAAGGTACGACAAAAGACTTAAACCAAATACTAAGTTGTTATACGGAGAGATAACGGCCTTGTGTAATGAAAGAGGCTTTTGTTGGGCAGGCAATGAGTACTTTGCAGATTTATATGGTGTGAATAAAGAGACCATATCGCGATGGGTAAGTGATTTGATTAAGTTTGGATACTTGAATCGGGAAATCATTTACAAAGAGGGTACCAATCAAATAATCAATAGGTACCTACGAATTAATCAATACCCTATTGACGAAAAACGCAATACCCCTATTGACGAAAAAGTCAAAGATAATAATACATCTATTAATAATACATTTAATAATACAAAAGAATATATAAGAGAGTTACCGCCTTCGAAAAAATCGAAGGCTAAGCCCGTCCGTCATAAATACGGAGAGTATAAAAATGTTCTTTTGTCAGATGAGCAGATGGAGAAACTCAAAACAGAATTCCCTAATGATTACCAAGAGCGAATCGAACGACTGTCAGAGTATTGTGAATCATCTGGTAAGACTTATAAAAACTATTTGGCAACTATTCGAAGTTGGGCAAGGAAAGAAAAAAGTGAACCTAAGAACGCAAGCAGTGGATACAAGCGCACAGGAAGACGAGAGAAGCTTCCTGAATGGGCAATCGACCAAGAAGCCTATCTCAAGAAAAAAGCGCTAGAACGAGCTAATAGACAATCAAAAGCACCATTCTAAGAGGTGGAAAAATGAAGATCGATTATCTAGAACTAATTAATGAAATAGCGAATTATAAAAAGGGCGAGGAATTAGACGTCCTGAGAGACGTATATGATCAACTCGAAGAAGCTGGAATTGAAGGAATTAAGAATGATCGTTCGAGTTGGAGTAAGCTCAGATACTATTTCGCACTTTATATCGATACAACACAATTAAGAAATTTAGCATATACCAAATTACTATTTGTTGATTGTGTTAAAGGCTTGCAAAAACATCTTAATGAACTTGAGCAGGTGTAATCAGATGGACCTAAAGACATTTACAGCACAGATTGAACTAATGCATCAAGAAGCTTTAAGACAAAGTGTATCGTACGAAGACAAGTGGCTCAACACGTTCCATGGCGGACGTGAGAGCGCACTTGATCAAGTACTCAAATTACTGAAAGGAGAATGTCGGGATGGATAAGAAAGCGGCAATGCAGCGAATTATCGAATTGACTTATTCAGAAGATTGGCAAAATGACAAAGAAGCTGCTTCAGAAGTGATGAGGCTTGGAAGAGCGATGTGGGCAGACAAGAGCAACAAGCCAAGACCACGAAAAATCGCAATTTGGCACGGTGACAAACTTCTAGTGATAGGGACAGCTGAACAGTTAGCAAGTCTCACAGGCTTGCACGAGAAAATCGTGAGGAAAAGAGCAAGGTGTGGCTACACAGACGCTAAGAAGAGAACGTTTAGATACGTGGAGGAATCATCATGACAACAGAAGAAGTGATTCAAATGCGTATTCGAAGCCTTCAGCGTGAGATTGACGATCTGGAACGAACAAAGGCAGTGATGGTCAATGAAACGGCGAGAAAGGCAATCGATTTGCACATAGAGAATTTAAGAAGGGAAATCCATCGATTGGAGGAATGAGCGTGGATAAGAAAGCAGCAATGAAAAGAATTGCTGAATTAACCAAGTCAGAATCTTGGCAAGAAGACAAAGAAATAGTTGCAGAAGTCCAAAAGCTCGGTAAATCAATGTGGACTGAAAAGCCCAAACGGAGAACGCCGAGAAAAATTGCAATCTGGCATGATGACCGAATTTTAGTAACAGGTACTGCTGAACAGTTATCTGAAATTACTGGATTAAGCAAAAACATTATCTGGGATAGAGCTAGGAGCTTATGGATTGATTCAAAAGGACGACAGTTTAGGTATGTGGAGGAGAGATAATGGATCTCATTACACAATACAGTGACATCATCCTCAAGAAAATCATGATGAAGATTCAGAAAGATAAAAAATCAAAAGAACGAGCTGAATTAGTTAAGTTAGAAATGGCTGAAACAGGAGCAGGAGTGCGAAGTAGCAGGCATTGGAAAGCAGCAGCAAACATTGAATTTTATTACAACGAAATTCAAAAAGGGTTCGATCAGATGCGTGAGCTGGATCGGCAAACAAATTGGAGCAAGAAACTTCATCAAGATCGTTTCAAATTTGTAGAGAAGTATAAAGAAATATTAGAAGAGTATTTGAGGAGGACAGCAAATGATAAAAAAACTCGTTCAATTCAGCATGGATTTATATGATATCGAATCAGGAGCAACACTATCTGTGGAATCGGACCATCTAATCATAAATTTTGGTGGAAAGCGCCAGATTATTTTGTGGGTAGTTGATGATGTACTGTTTCCAGAAATTGTTCATGATTTCGAAGAATCAAAAGCGGTTGAGTTTGAAATAGTGAAAAAAGTAATGGAATTGATTGAAAAATACGAGGAGGACAGCGAATGATACCGAAGTTTAGAGCGTGGGATAAACGAAAGAACGTAATGAGAGATGTAGCCGTCTTGCATTTTACTAAAAACGGCAAAACAAACTTTATTGAATATTGGATAAATCCTACCGAATTGAAATCATATCACGTGCGAAACATCGACCTCATGCAATCCACAGGAATGAAAGATAAGAATGGTGTGGATATATTTGAAGGGGATATAGTATTAGTCAGCGTGCGAAATGGCTTCGATTACTTAGATAATAAAGTCTGTATTGTCAAAAATTCAATAGATTATTCCGGATTAGTTTGTGCCACTGTTGATGAAGACTTAGAGTATCAAATTTTTAACACAGAGCTGTTTGAAGAATACACGTACGAAGTCACCGGAAATATATACGAGAATAGCGAGTTATTGGAGGAACAGCGATGAATAAACAGGAAGCAATCAAAAAGTTAGAAAGTATTAAAGCGATAGGAAATGATGCAATAGCTGCTTGCTATAACGAGAGTATAAATTCAGGTATTACGTTAATGAAAAAAATAGACGAACCGCAGAAACCAGTTATTCCACAACTCGTGGCCGGTTGGCTTGAGAAATCTACGGACCCTTTTACAAAAGCTGAAAAAATAGCGTATTTAATCAAATCTAAAGATGGTGATTCATATTATTTCTGTGATTGGTTTGTACGAGATGGCATAGTGACGCAAGAGCAAGGAGAAGAATTACTCGCTTGGGCAACAAGACAATCATATGAAACACTATTGAGCCTATACAACGGCTACGAGGTTGAGAAAGAGCCGTTATGGGCAATAAAGAATGCCGATGGAAACTATCTTACTAAATGTGCTTTATGGGGAAAAGATGGAGTAAATTATAGTTTTGAATGCAATCCATCTCATCGATTGCTTTTCACTGATAAAGCAACAGCGGATGCTGCAGCATTGTTGGTGAATGGAACAGTGGAAGAGGTGGTAGAAGGATGAAATATAGAAAGAAACCAGTAATCATTGAAGCGGTGCAATTTAATCGATCAAAAGCGGAAAGGGATGTTGCAAAGTACTATCCGATGGTTACAGATATGGCTAGATTAACTACAGCGAAAGGAACCGAAGAAAGTGAAGGCAGATTTTTCATTTCTACTTTAGAAGGGAATATGACTGTTAAAGATGGAGACTATATTATTCAAGGTGTGGAAGGCGAATTTTATCCATGTAAGCCAGATATTTTTGAAAAAACATATGAGGCGGTGAAAGGATGAGCAGACCTCTAATGCTCCATATACCAGACGGAACAAAGGCAATTGCAATTAGTATTGTTGCTGAACGAAAAGATGGCGGTTTGGCGTTGACCACAAAAGGTATTGATACCAAACAGATTTTAGAAGGCAGAGATGTCGAGATAGAGATCGATGAGGAGGAAGCGGAATGAATGTTCAAGTTTATTTAAAAAGAGATTTGGCCAGGTTTCCTCGAAGCTGGGATGAATATTCCTGCTCATTCGAGGCAGAAGAAGAGAGCTATCTAATGTCTGCTAACATGATAGAAATTACAAGAGATGATGCGGATGAGTTTGATAAAAAAAGATCATGGTACTCGGTTTCGAATCCAATGTATACGGCTGTAATAGAAGATTATCATATATCCGACAGATTTATTCTGGTTGATCTAGAAAGACCTAAGAAACGAATTAAACAGTATAGACGTTGCGGGTTTTCAACAAAGAAATGGTGAAAACAAAACAGAGGTGAAGAAAAATGAACAACAGACATCGCAGAATAACAAAACTAAGAAAACAGGAACTGAATGTACTAAAGACAAAGTTTGAAAAAGAATATGGAATTTCAGCAGAAAAAACATATAAAGCGGCAAGTCAGTTTGTTGCTGATGTAAGTGATGCTATTCGTAAGTTTGGAATTTCGATATTAAGTGATGATCGTAAATTGGAGGAAAAAGAATGAAACTAAAAGACGGATTTTACGCTAGTAGTCATGGTATCGGCGGTTTAATGCTAGATATGCCGACAAAGAACCCTAAAACACGTAAGAAACCAAAAGTCAAAGTCGGTGACATGGTTCGCTGTGAAGCTGAAGAGTTCATCTATCCGTTTCGTGGATATGTAGAGCATCTCTATAATCACTCAGCGATCATTCGTATTGAAAACACGATGGAATGCGATAAATGGACAGCTAAAAGCAAAGAGAATTTAGCAGTGGCTCGATTGGTGGATATTGAACTCATTGAAGGCAAATAAAAAAGACCCGTCAAGAGTCTTCTTTGCGAATAATATCAATACCGTGTTTTTCAAGTTGCTCAGTAGAGTTCTTAACAATTCTCATATTAAATTCCATTTCAAGGCAACGAATAAATTCTTCTCTGTATTCACNAGCAACGTTGGATGCTATTTTTCGGAAATGGTTTGGTGTTTTTTTTAGCTCAATTTCTAATGGCGGATCCTCCAAATCATTCAAAACGTATTCGGCTGCATTTTTCATAGCAGTGCGTGAATCAATAGTAACTTTCATAGTATCGCCTCCCAAAGCGATTATAGCATGGAAGTCTAATAAATAAAAAAGCCGGATCGCTCCGACTGATTCAATAAATCCAACACATTTATTATATCACATAAAGGAGCGGTTTGACTTGATGCAATTGTTACGAGAGGTAGATTTCAAACAGACAAGATGTAATGCGAGAGATGTGCTGAAGAACTTTCGGCGTTTGGAGCGGATGGCAGGTCGCTCTTTGATAGATATTAAGTCGCCGATTATTACGGATATGCCGAAGGCACCGAAGCACGGCAATAAGGCAGAGGACGCGATCATTCAGATGATGGATATAGAAGCGGAGAGAGACGCGATTTTAGCGGCTTTGATGGCTCTCAGTCTGATTAGCCGTCAGATACTCTACTACAGCTTCTGTGACGTAAACAAGCACTCTAATTATGAGATAGGGCAATTGATACGAGGATACGGAGAAAAGAATGTAGAGAAGCTGAAATCCATCGCATTGATCGAATTTGCAGAAGCATACAAAAAAGGTGTGTTAGTTCAGTATCGTTGATTTTGTAGGGTTTTTGTAGGGATAGTGTAGGGTTTTTGAGCGTTTTAACGTGATATTATGATAGTGTCGAAAGATTAGTGATAGGTCTGAGACAAAATAATAATAAAAGGAACATCGTTTTATTATTGTTTCACAATTAAGCTTCGATAGACAGCAACGGAAATATTAAGAATAAGGATGTGAATTTTAACTCCTTCTAAATTGTTCTTATTATCTATCATCCGTTGCTGTTTATTGTTACATACAGATCGCTTAGGCGGTCTTTTTATTTTGGCCGAAAACCTACATTTTCGATGGCCGATTATTGGAGGAGGAATAGCATGTTCAAACTATCTGAAATCATTAAGAAGTCCGACGTTGAGAAATTAGAGATGTTAAAAAAGAAGTTGAAGAAATAGCAGTCTCTTCGTGAGGCTGTTTTATTTTGCTCACAAAAATAGACCACTATCGGGTAATAGTGGTCAGGAATTAAATGAAAAAGATGTTAGGGTTGTTAGCTAAGTATAACATCATAACGCTTACAAAACAATGCAAGAAGGATAAATTATTATGAGAACTTACTGGTATGTGTCATTAAACAATAAATATCCGAAGCCAATGAAAGGACAGCATAGGCGTGTAGTCATGTCTGTTCAAATGAAGGCGAAGTATTCGATTGTAGAAATGATCAGAGAGGCAACGCCAGTAGAGATTGATTATTGCAAGCTAGTCTATTGTGGGTGCGGCCGTTGGAAAGAGGATCATGTGCAAAAAAATAGAGCAACGAGTCCTGATTCTCGTCAAGATGTATCGATTAGTATCAAGACGCCAGTATTTAATTCTGTTAAATCAGAAAAGCTAGAAAGTATCTCAACTGCTTTGGTAGAAAAAGCAGCTGAAATGAACTCCCTAGCAAATGAAGTTAGTCGTCTTATTTAGTCATATCGATAACTTGAGAGTCTTTGGTGATTCCGTTTTTTATAGAATTAATGGTTTGTTCAGCGGAATATTTAGTCAAGTATGTTTCGCTAGTTGCTACTACTTCATTGTTATTGGACTTAATAACGAAGTAATATTGGCCATTAGTTGCTTCTCTTATAACAAAGTACAAATTTTTCACCACCTATAATTTATTTCAGCGGACCACTCGCTGATAATTAAAATTATAAGCTATGTATAAAATTTCACAATATCAATTTGTCGCTGTGGCGGAAAGGGTAGACGCTAAGCATGTGTGCTAGGTCAATGCTTCGGCAACCATGCAAGGTTCGATTCCTTGCCAGCGACATTAAATGCCTATGACGGTTACGACTACCGAAAAAAGATCGTTAAGAAGCTATACGGTGCTACGTACGGCAATGTAGTAAGTGTGCTATCTGTACACCACCAAGCTTCGGTCACTGTGGCGGAAGTAGAAGACGCAGCGGTAAATGGCGAGTAGCCTCGTGAGAGCCTGGTAAGTTCTCGTGAGTGGTGCAATCCCACTCCAGCGACTTTAAGCAACCGAGGCATCGGCGGTTTAAAAATATAGGGGTGCGCAATTTCGTACGCGTTTTGTGCATCGTGCAAGTTACTATTACATATTAGATCACTCTTTGAGTGGTCTTTTTATTTTTGCACAAAGGAGGAAACAACAATGTATAGACCACAATACTTAGAACAGAAGTATGAAGTAATCACTGTTCATAAAGGTAATGGCGAAAAAGTATATGAGTATAGAAGACCAATAAAGAGCGATACATATAAACGGAAGGAAAGCAATGAAGTTATTCCATTGTATGGCAAAAGAATAGCTAAGTATTAAATAAGATTGCGAAAGGAGATGGGACATGACCGAGGAATTCTATAGATGGTTATTACAGTTGATAAGAGAAGATCGTTTGGTTAAGTTCTATCAGTCTCCTAAATGGCGCAGGCTTAGAGAGAAAGCGATGAAACGAGATCACTATGAATGCCAAGAGTGTAGAAGACTAGGTAAGTATCATAGAGTAGAGAACGTTCATCATATAAAGGAAGTCAAGGATAGACCTGACTTAGCTTTAGATTTAGATAATCTTATTTGTTTATGTGTTGAACATCATAATGAAGTTCATGGCAGATATCTTACAGCGTTAGATAAACAAGAGAAGAAGATAGAAAGCTTCGCTAACTTCGATGCAAGTGAAAGGTGGTAAGTGCATGATCATCAATGACAATGGCAGAGAGTATGATACAGAAAAGATTGAAGAGTATTCATCTTATACTCAGGGATTAATTAAACGTTTGATATACGTTCGCTATGTAGGTATTAGGGATCTGTTATCAGATAACTGTTGTAGTAAATACAAAGTGAATCAAGTAAGAGAAGCGTTGAATAAAGATAATAACGTCGAAAGAATAAAAAATGTTTTTGGATATAGTATTGAAGAGATTAATTATTACATTGACTTCGCTGAAGCTTTCATTCCGATGGTGAGATAACCCCCCCTTAAAATAAATCGCAAATTTTTTGGGGGTGATGAAACGGAGGGGGCTGTCAGGAAAAGAGATTTTTTCGAACTTTATCATGAAAGGAGGGCTAAAATGTTTAAAAACGAATTGTCTCAAAATCGCTACAGAGAAAAATTACGCCGCTCTTTAATAAGCCAATTGGAAAGTCAGAAAACAAATATTGAGCCATTCTTAGATAATGTTGATCGTTATATCAGTTTATGGGAAACGGCGATATCACTGGAAGAAGATATATCCGAGAACGGCATTAGACTGGAGAATGGTAAAAAGAATGAATCAGTAGCGTTGCTTGTTTCTGTCAACAAACAAATGGGATTGATGTTGGATAAACTTGCCATTACTCCTGAATTGGTAGGTGAAGCAAATGAATCAATTCCTGAGTTATAAGCATATTGAAAATTGGTTCAAAGCTATAGAAGAAGGCACTATCAAGGTATGCAAAGAGCAATTATTGCTAAAAAATTATCTAGAAGAAAGAGTCTTTACTAGAGAAGATATTTACTTCGATAAGCAGATGGTAGAGGATTCAATCAATATACCAGCACAATACTTTCCATTCGAATTAATTCCGTGGGAAAAATTTCTACAATGTTTTATTTATGGTGTTCGATGGAAAAAAGATAAAACACTAGTGTTCAATAGATATCTTTCATTAATGGGACGTGGTAATGGTAAAACTGGTTTTGCTTCTTGGAACAACTTCTTTCTACTAACCGCTAAACACGGTATTAAAAATTATGATATTGATATCTATGCCAATAATGAAAGCCAAGCAAAGACTAGTTTTGATGATGTATTTAAAGTAATTAAAGATCATCCTGATTTAGATAAAAAAGTATTTAAAGCTACGAAGGAAGTTATTCAAAATATCGCTACAAACAGCAAACTTCGTTATAACACGGCAAATGCTAGAACAAAAGATGGGAAGCGACCAGGTGCAAACCGCTTTGATGAAATTCACGAAAATGAAGATTATTCAATGATAAATGTGGCTACTTCTGGTGGTGGTAAAATTCGAGATTATAGAGAATTTTATGATACAACTAATGGTCATGTTCGTGGTGGTCCGCTTGATGACATTATAGAAGAATCAAAAATGATTCTTTCTGGAGAACTTGGAATTGACAAGGATGGAGCAGAATTTTCTAGTTTGTTTCCATTTATTTGTCGCTTGGATAACGATAATGAAGTTGATGATCCCGACATGTGGGAAAAAGCTTGTCCAACTATTAATTACAATGCAGATTTAAAACGGAAAATGTTTCAAGAATACTCTCAAATGCAACGTAATGCTGGTTTAAGACTTACGTTCATGACCAAACGAATGAACAGACCTATGGAAGATACACGATTTGCTGTTGCTTCATATGATGATGTTCTGCATACGAAAGAAAAAGAATTTCCTGAAAAAATGGATGAAGTGATAGGAACAGTCGATTTTGCTGATAGACGAGATTTTGCCAGCGTTGGGTTGCTAGGAAAATACGATAAAGATGTTTATTTTACACAACATACTTTTATCCACGAATCAGCCCTTCGATTACAAAACATCAAACGAGAGGTTATAGATATTTCTATAGATCAAGGAAAATCACAGATCGTTCATGGAAAAAATATAGAAGCTGATTATATTGTAGGTTGGTTTCTTGAAATGAGTAATAAATATTATATTAAAAAAATCGCTATGGATATGTACCGTGCAAAAATATTGAAGCCCGCTTTAGAAGAAGCAGGTTTTACTGTGGAAATTGTTCGAAGCGGATCTGTTACACATGGTATGTTAAAAGATCTGGTTGATGACCTTTTTATTAATCAACGTTTATTTTTTGGTGACGATGCGATTATGCGTTGGTATTGCATGAATGTATATGAAGAGCATATTTCTAATGGAAATATACGCTATGAAAAAATAGAACCTGAAACTAGAAAAACGGATGGCTTTTTTTCATTCCTTCATGGTTTGAATTTTTTAGATGATATTTATGATTCTGCTCCTGTAACAGTCACAAATAGCTCAGTAGAAAATACAGGAACTGGATTTACTCCTCTAGTATTCTAACTTGAAAGGAGGTGAGAAAGTGGGGATTTTTCAAAAGGCGGTAGGATACTTCACAAAAAAAGCAACGGTTCCTTTAGAAGAATACTTTTGTAAATTGCAAGTTGATTTTGTGTATCGAAAATTTGCGATTGAAACTTGTATTGATTTGATTGCAAATGCGATGAGTAAAGCGGAATTCAAGTCATATGAAGATGGAAAAAATAAAAAGAATGATCTTTACTATAGGCTGAATGTAGCTCCTAATAAGAAAAATAATGCAACAGAATTTAGAAAAAAACTGATCAGGAGATTAATATTCTACAATGAAGTATTGATCGTTTCTCCGTCTAATAATTCTAGCGAAATATTTATTGCGGATAGTTGGGATGTCACAGAATATGCATTGAAAGATGATGTGTTTTCTCAAGTGCAAATTAACAACATAGTCCTTGATAGAGAATTTCTAGAAAGTGATGTTATCTATATAAAATACGCAGATCAACAAATTAGGCAACTAGTCGATGCGTATTATCAAGCGTATGGGAAACTCATTTCTAGTGCCATGAATGTTTACAAGCGCTCTAACGCTCGTAGATACGTACTGAAAGGGAATTTATTCCGACCGCAAGACAATACAACACAAGATCAAATCAATAAAATGATGACATCACAATTTAAGGCTTTTATGGAAGCTGATAATGCAGGTGCGGTATTTCAATTACAAAATGAGTACACATTAGAAGATTTCAGCGGAAACTTCCAAAGCAATTCAAGAGATATAAAAAACTTAATAGACGACATCTTTGAGATGACAGCAGCAGCGTTTCACGTTCCGAAAAACCTACTAAAGGGAGACATGAGTGGGTTATCGGATCAAGTGGACGCTTTTTTAATGTTCGAAATCATACCGATTGCTGAACTTATTCAGGATGCGTTTAACGCTAGTCTCTATGAAGTAGAAGAATACTTGTCAGGGAATTTTGTACGTGTGGATACAACTATGATCAAGATTACTAGCTTCAAAGATTTGGTTGACGCTATTGATGTAGGCATTAGAAATGGAGTATTTACAATCAACGAAGGAAGAGAACGCGTTGGAAATGATCGCTCTGATAAGGCGATGGCAGATGAAATATTTATAACTAAAAACAATCAACAAGTATCGAAAGGAGGTGAGGCGAATGACGACAATGAAAACATTTCTAGCAGTAAAGAATGAAGGCGCAGTACCGCAAATTTTTATTCAGGGATTTATTGGTTCTAGTTGGTTCTTTGAAGGGAATACTGACAAGGGAATCAAAAATATTTTGGATAGTCTAGGTGATCAAGAAGAAATTGAAGTAGTAATTAATTCAAACGGTGGAGACGTATTTCAAGGGATTGCTATTGGGAACTTACTTAAGTCAAATAAAGCAAAAGTTAACGTTGTGATTAACGGCTTAGCCGCTAGTGCTGCTTCAATTATCGCAATGGCTGGCGATACTATAAAAATCTACAACAATGCAC